GTACAGCCTTTAGCGCAACGTCAAGGGCCATCCCATCAAGCTGAACGCTTGCCAAGCGTTTAAGTTCAACCTTAATGTCATCAAGTGTTTCGGCAGCATCAAGACCTTGTTTTACAACTTCGCCAGTCGCCGTTTTGCGGGCTTCCTGCCCACCAGCCAACTCACGTACTGTCCCTATTGTTATTGGGTTTTCACGTGAACTTTTCCCGAAAGAATCCCATCTTGTGCGGTTCTTTTGCTGGTCGTATTTTTCAGGGGCGCGTTTGCTGAAATTATCAAACAGTTGCCAACCTTCCTCAGACCCTTGAGTTTCGTGGCAAATTCCCATGCCTATGCGCCACCAACGATCAGGGCATCCCGCGGCATCGCTTGGTATCAGATCAAGATACGCCTTTATTTCTACAAGCGTCATTCCTTCGGGTTGTGATGCAACGGCTTGAGCAAGGTCGTCAAAATCACTATCGCCCATTTCAGCACCATCTAGTAAAATGGCGACCGCCTCAAGGGGCAACTCTGGCAAGTCTTCAACATTTAAAAGCGATTCTTCAATTCCGAAAAGCGTTGCGTCTTTGTAGCTTCCCCGGTGGCAATATAACCGCGTCCGGCTGCCCTGGTGTCAAAACCAACAATCCCAAAAAGATCAGCGCCTTGCTTCATTCGGCTTTCGGGATCTACTTTAAAGGCGTAATGTTTTCCTCCACCCTTGGTTTCTTGTATTTCCGCTTGTTTCCAAGGCAATGAACATCCGAGAAACTTATCGACAGCAGCAGGAGTTACACCTTTATACAGATCAAGGTCGATCACATACGCCCCTGAGGGAACCACAATACCGACCATTGGGGTCTTTGCTTCACCCTTGTATGTCTTCCAGTCGATGCCCTTGCCTACCGCTGGCGACTTGTCAGAGCGTAGAGGGAATATGGTTAATGTCATTCTTCCGCCCCTTTCACAATGTCAAGCGTTTCGCAATACGCCCTGTTTGCGTCTTCTGGGTTATCGAACGTGCCAATGTGTTTGGACTTCCCATCTATGGTTGTTACAGCGATCCACTTTCCGGCAGTCCTGCTTTTCCTGACACCTTTATACCCGGTAGTGTTGTTCCGGTACGGTATGTTTGTGACGCTCCTGTTGTTTATGTTTACAGACCTGGTGTATACGCGAAGATTACCCGCCCTGTTGTTCAGCCCATCTCCATCACGGTGGTCTACGTCCATGCCTGCCGGAGCGTCCATAATCAGACGGTGCATATAACCGTGGAAAAGCCCCTTGGTTTTTTTGGGCTTGTTTCTGAACGCATAAACGGTGTGCTTGTTAGCCATGGCGTGCCATTGATATTTTTCCAAACGCTCAACATCACTGGCGTCTACTATGGCGGTGTACCCTCTTCCAAGATCTATTTCAGCAATGTCGCCGATAATCTTTATGGGCTTTCGCTCATCTGGGAACCTGCCTTTTCTTGTTAGCTCGCGAGCTTTGAATTTGCCAGCGGTTATCGCTTCTATTTCTATCGCCCTTTCAGCAGGTATTTTCTTGTGAGTGACCCACTGGCTAACAGCGGCCACACTCACCCCAAGGGACATCGCCAAACCAGTGTGGCCCCCAAAATGATGTATAAGTTTTCAATCATGCTTTACACCTCGTGTTCACGTTGTTAAAGTTAATAACACATTAACACACAAAGCGAGAAACTAAAATGTCATTGGAAGCCAAAATTGAAACGCTAACCGCCGCAATTGTTGACCTGACGGACAGGCTAACAGCCATTGAATCCTCACCTGTTGATAGCGCAAAAACAGAAGAGGAGGTGCCAGCCACGCCAGAACAATCAATAACACGCGAAGAGATCCAGAGCATGTGCCTGGCAATCGTGCGAGACGACCGCAACAAAAAAACGGCCATCAAAAAAACGTTAAGCACGTTTGGCGCGACGCTTGTCAAAGATGTTCCGGCTGATAAGTTGGGTGATCTTAAAACCGCATTGGAGGCGCTATAATGTCTGCACATGCGAAATTGTCAGCCAGCGGAGCATCCCGTTGGCTGGCCTGCCCTGGTAGCGTAAGCGCAGAGAAGGGCATGTCAGACCGTAGCAGTTCAGCCGCACATGAGGGAACTTGCGCACATGAGCTTGCAGAAATCGTGCTGGTGAATGGAGGAACGTGTTTTGACTGGGTAGGCAAGACGCTTATCGAAAACAATGAATGGACAGTCGATCAGGAAATGGCAGAGCACGTACAGGAGTACGTCGATTATGTGTTGTCGTTTAAAGGCGAACACGCATACGAACAACGCGTAGATTTTAGCGACTGGATACCAGAAGGGTTCGGAACTTCGGACGCAATTATAATTGACGGCGATACTTTGCACGCTATTGATTTAAAATTCGGCAAAGGGTTGCAGATATTTGCCGAAGAAAACCCGCAAGCAATGCTATACGGCCTTGGGGCGTATAGTGATTATGGAATGATTTATGACATCAAGCGCGTTGTCGTTCACATTGTACAGCCCCGTCTTGACCACATTGATACTTGGGAAATCAGCCTTCCCGACCTTCTCAAGTGGGGGGAATGGGCAAGCCAGCGCGCTGAAATGTGTCTGGAACCTGATGCTGAACGTGTGCCGGGGAATGCACAGTGCTTATGGTGCAAAGCAAAGGCGACCTGCCCAGCATTACAGCAGCACACGCAAAAAGTAATCATGTCGGACTTTGACGAAATTGATAGTCCGACACCAGCACACCTAACAGATGATCAGCTAAAGGCAGCGCTGGATTCTAAAAAACTGATCGTGTCATGGCTGGATGCAGTTGAGCAGCACATTAAAGAGCGCGTAGAGAAGGGCGGCTTCCTAGGCTACAAGCTGGTGGCCGGTAGATCCTTACGCAATTGGGGAGACTCTGAGAAGGCCGCAAAAGCGCTTAAAGATTTGCTAGGCGAGGAAGCATACAAGAAAACGCTGGTAAGCCCTGCCCAAGCGGAAAAGGCCCTGGGCAAAAAAGACGCTGTGAAGATCAAAGAGCTGATCGTTAAGCCAGAAGGTAAGCCGACTTTGGCACCAGAAAGCGACAAGCGCCCTTCGATCACAATAACAGCAGACGATTTTGATTAAGGGCGTTGACATCTTGTTATAGTTAAGTCATTCTTAACTCGCTGAAAGGCAAAAACCAAAACTTAAACCGCAAAAAGGTATTATATAATGTCTAAGATTAAAGCTAAAAACGTCCGTTTGTCATTCCCTTCTTTATTCCGCACAGCACAGTTTGGAGATGAAGATACCGGAAAATATGAAGCTACCTTTGTATTCGACAAGGTTGAACACGCCGAAATCATCAAGTCTATCCAGGCTCAGATTAACAAGCTGATGAAGGAAGAGTTAAAAACAAAGCTTGGTGATGACAAACTTTGCCTAAAGGACGGTGATGAAATTGGTCGCCCTGAGTTTGAAGGTAAGATGACACTCAAGGCCAGCACCAAAAAGCGCCCTGTTGTTATTGACCGCGACAAAGCGCCTTTGGCCGAAGCAGACAACAAGCCTTATGCTGGCTGTTACGTGAACATGATTGTTAGCATTTGGCCGCAGAACAACAAATACGGCAAGCGTGTTAACGCCCAGCTTGACGGTGTGCAGTTCTACGCTGATGGGGAACCGTTCGGTGATGCTGGAATCAGCGCCGATGAGTTTGACGAATACGACGCGTTCGATCCTGTTGACGAGTTTTAAAATGGTATAATGTTTGGCCGCCTTAGGGCGGCTTTTCTATTTGTAAAAGGGCTACTCCCTATGCTGATTATAGACACAGAATGTTATAAAAATTACTTTCTTGCATCATTCCGCAATATGAAAACCCGCCAGGTCGCCAACGTCGAATTGTATGAAGGCAAACCCCTTAACACTAAACAGCTACGCGCCCTTATGGGCCAGTACACCACGATAAGTTTTAACGGCAACGGGTATGACTTACCTATGCTTGTTGCAGCTATAGAAGGCTATAACAATGAGCAGCTAAAAGCTCTTTCAGATAAAATCATTACCAGCGGTGAACCAGTATGGCGAATAATCAGGGACGCTAATTTACACGCGCCAGCCAGTTGGGATCACATTGATATTATGCAGGTAGCGCCAGGCCAAAGCGGCTTGAAGATTTACGGCGGGCGGCTTCATGCAATAAAAATGCAAGACTTGCCAATAGCGCCAAGCCAACGGATAACCCCAGCAGATCGTGATTCCCTCCGAACGTATTGTGCTAATGACCTAGACACAACGGAATTGCTTTACAAAGCGCTTGAAAAACAGATAGACCTTCGCAAAACAATGTCTGACCAATACGGTATGGATCTTCGCAGCAAGTCAGATGCACAAATTGCAGAAACTGTAATCACTTCCGAGCTTCACAATTTGACAGGCAAGACATACAGGTCGCCAAAACTAGAAAAGGGCTATAGCTTCCGGTATCAAGACCCCGGCATAGTAATGTTCAAAAGCCACCAGTTAAACAGCGTATTTGAACGAATTTTAAACACGAATTTCACACTTGCCACAAGTGGCGCTGTAGCAATGCCTGAATGGCTTAAAGCAGAACGCATAGAGTTGGCAGGGGTACGGTATCAAATGGGCATTGGCGGCCTTCACAGCGTGGAGAAATCTCAGCATATTGAGAAAAATGACGACTATTTGCTTTTTGAGTTGGATGTTGCTGCATTTTACCCGAATATCATACTACAGCAGAAACTTGCCCCAAAATCTCTAGGCGAGCCATTCTTAAAAGTTTATGAGTCTATCGTAAACCGACGAATTGCTGCAAAAAGAAAGGGCGACAAGGTGGCCGACGCAACATTAAAGATTGCCATAAACGGCAGCTTTGGGAAGCTCGGAAGCAAGTACAGTGCCCTGTACTCACCAGACCTTTTGATACAAACAACAATCACAGGCCAGCTTGCTCTTTTGATGTTGATCGAAAGAATGGAAGCTGCTGGCATATCCGTAAAGAGCGCGAACACAGATGGTATTGTGATTCACTGCAACAAGTCAAAAGAGCGCGAAATGGAAACCATAGCGTTTGATTGGATGCTGGGAACAACCTATGAACTTGAGCGCACAGACTACCGTTCTATCTCAAGCGCCAATGTGAATAATTATTGCGCTGTGATGGTGAACGGGAAGACAAAGGGAAAGGGTATCTTTGCCCCTGCCAGTTTGCAGAAAAACCCAGACGCCATCATCGTTTCAAAAGCTGTGTGTGATTTTTTGGCTACTGGTGCCGACATTGAGCAAACTATAAACCAGTGTAATGAAATGCGAGAGTTCGTAACGGTTCGGCAGGTGCGCGGCGGGGCCATGTATGAGGGTGTCGCCGTTGGCAAGGCGGTGAGGTTTTACCACTCAAAAGCGTTCGCTCTTGGTGCCGGACTAACCTACGCAACCAACGGCAACCGTGTCCCCAAGTCGGCGGGCTGTGTTCCCGTTATGGATCTCGCAGAAGCAGACCTGTCAGATATTGACCGCGACTATTATATAAAGGCGGCCAAAACACTATTAAAGGAAGTTGGCCATGTTGGAACGTGACGTAGAAAAAGCGCTATGCAAGCGCGTGAAAGAATTGGGCGGAATGTGTGAAAAGTTCACATCACCAGGCAGGCGCTCGGTGCCTGATCGTTTGGTCACATTACCGGGTGGTTGCATAATTTTTGTGGAGTTGAAAGCGCCAGGCAAACCAGCAACAGACCTACAACAACGTGATCATAACCGGCGGCGCACCCTTGGCTGTGATGTTCGCGTTATTGATACAGTAGAGGCCGCAAATGCTTTCACGTGATGATTTACACGACTACCAAAACAGGGCTATTGAATTTATAAAGTCAAAGAAACGCTGCGGTCTTTTTCTCGGGCTAGGTATGGGTAAGACAACCGCCAGCCTTACAGCGATGTCGGATGCTTTGGACAGTATGACTGCGGCCAAGGTTCTTGTGATTGCCCCCTTGCGTGTTGCCAATAGCGTATGGGCACAAGAAACAAAACAGTGGACGCACCTTTCTCATTTGCGCGTGTCGGTTTGCACTGGCAACGAGCGCACACGCATGGCAGCTCTACAGCGTGATACAGACATCTACACAATAAACCGAGAAAACGTCCCCTGGCTTGTTAAATTGTATGGCAAAAAATGGCCTTTTGATGCGGTTATTGTTGACGAGTCCAGTAGCTTTAAAAGCCCATCTTCTCAAAGATTCAAGGCTTTAAAACGGGCGCTACCGTTTACTGATTACGTGGTGCTGTTAACGGGTACGCCATCGCCAAACGGCCTTTTGGATTTGTGGTCACAAATGTATCTTGTTGATTTCGGTGAGCGTCTCGGCAAAACGATGACCGGCTATAAACAGAGGTTTTTCGAGTCTGATTATATGGGCTACAAGTTTACGCCTCGCCAAGGTTCCTCAGAAGCCATACACCGCCTTTTGTCTGACAAGGTGTTGAGTATGTCGGCTGAAGATTACCTACAAGTACCAGACCGGATAGACCTTGTGGAGCGTGTCGAGCTGCCGCCAAAAGTCTTTGCACAATACCAGGAGTTTGAGAGAACGCTGCTTGCCGAGTTGGATGATGGGCAAGAAATTGAAGCAATTAGTGCGGCTGTTCTTGCCAATAAATTGTTGCAGTGGTCAAACGGGGCAACGTATACAGATAGCCTTGGCAACTGGTCAGAATTGCACAGCGTAAAGCTCGACGCATTGGCGGATCTTGTCGAACAAAATCCAAGTGAAAATATGCTGGTAGCCTACAACTACAAAACAGACCTTGAACGCTTGCGAGTAAGGTTCCCTGATGCCGTTGTTATGGATAAGCAACAGGAAACTATCGACCGTTGGAACCGGGGAGAAATTCAAATGATGTTGGCACACCCTGCCAGTGCTGGGCATGGGTTGAATTTGCAAAAAGGAGGGTCAATGTTGGTTTGGTTTGGCCTGAATTGGTCGCTAGAGCTTTATCAGCAGTTCAACGGCAGGCTACACCGCCAAGGGCAGACTAGGCCCGTTCGTGTTGTCCACATGGTTGCGTCTGGTTGCATGGATGAGCGGGTCATTGACGCGTTGAATAAAAAAGGAGAAACCCAAAACGCGCTACTTTTTGCGTTAAAACCAAAGCAAAAGGGTTTACAATAACGCACCGCTGGTTTATTGTTAACGCACGAATAACGAAAAGGAGAAGTGAGATGAGCATGCGCGAAGAAATGGAAGATATGAGGCACCCAGACGACAAAGCTGCCAAAGCCGC